CCAGGATGGGGAACCGCGAGATGGTAAGGACCGAGATCTGATCGCTGTTCGACTGCCAGTGTCGGATGTTGAGGTCTGTCAGGTCGGCGATGGGAGGCTTGCCGGTCATCAATCCCTTGCGGTCGGCGTAGAAAGTGATCAGTGGGATGAACGGAACGCTCAAGGCGCGCGGCGGGCCGGTGAGCTGCCAGGGAGATTGATCCTTCTTGGGGTCTTCCTGTTGGTAGAGTGACACCTCGGCCGCGATGCTGCCATTCTCCTGTGGTACACCCGCGTCGATCACTCGAATCTGCGGGATGATGACCTCGGAGAACCCTTCCATGTGAGACACGAACTCCAGAATTCGAACATGCGTGAGCACTTCAACGCCATCGATGACCATGGCATGGGCGAAGAACAGATTCTCCGGGTTGACCTGGACCCAGTACGGCCGTACTCCCTCGCGAAGATCATCATCCATCGTGCGCTCGCCGTCGAGCTGATCCACCATGGGAAACTCAACGAGCACGTGGCTGAACGACTTGGCCAAGCCGTCTCTGAACCAGTTACGCGCAAAAACGTCGATTTGGTTGCCCTGAAGGTCGATGTTATCCATCAGGGAGCGGATCTGCTCCGGCATATCCTCGCTGAGCTCGACCGGATCGCTGAACGGCCGGCCAACCCAGGATTCCAGAGTCAGCTCGCTGAGGTTGAACAGGACGTCATTCTCGAGTCGCTCCGCGTAGGCGACATCCCCTTCCTCCTCGTGCTGGGGCAGAAGGGTCTGGCCAGCGTCTCGCATGCTCTCGGTCCCGCCCAGGACAGCACCTATCCGGGCCCATCTGGGAAGCATCAAGTCATATGCCTGGCTGGTCGTCGCCGGGCTGGTGGGGTCCTTATCTGTTTGGCGAAGAATGCTAGGCATGGGCGAGCTCCGGTGAGATCATAGCGGCCTCTATCACTTCCATTGTCCTCTCTTTATCTCGCGGTACTTCGCTCGGACTCGGTAGCGAACCTCGTCCGCCGCATGGTCCTCGGCATCGGAGTCGACGTCATCGAGGTCACGCTCACTGCGGGGAAGGCCAGGGATCGTTCGGATGTAGCCCTCATGACAGCGCTCGCACGCGAAGAGCCCAGGCTCCTCCCGGATGCCGGCCTCTGGAATGGCACCCTTGAGGTAGGCCCTGATCCTTTCCCAACCCTGCTTGCGCGAACCTGGGCCCTTGTCGGACGGATTCCATCGGAGCCCGACCGCCTCCATGTCGCCGGCGACCGACTTGTCGGCTTCGTAGCGGTCAAATATGCTCGCGTCAGCTATGCCGTCGTGGACACGGCCCTTCAGACCCCAATCCTCTTCCCGCTCGAGGATACCGCGGGCGATGTCCTTGGACATCATGCGAACGCCCTCGTTCTCGTTGCCCGTCCAGCCGTACCACTCGGCGACTCGGATCAGGTCACCAGACACGCTGCCCAGAGTACGGCCGTTGACCTCCCAAGGTTCGCCGTTCGACTCGGCCCACCAGCCGACGCTGAACGGTTTGGATTGACCGTGGTCGTAGCTCCGATCGATCTTCCAACCACGCGGGATCTCGTGCAGTGGTACGTTGGGGACGACATGGATCGCAGCGGACCACAGGTCATCCATCATCCCGCCGGCGACGATGTTCCAGTCGCCCCGGAGCCATGCGGCCAGCTCGGCCGAGTTGCTGGCGGCGGCGCGAATCTTGTCGGCGTAGTCGGGCTCGGCGTGCAGGAAGACCTTGTTCTCCCAGAGGGTGCCGTGAATCGCCACCCGCTCCGGCTCCATCGCACCGTCCGGGGTGCGGCTGTCGCGGATGACCGGGCCGACGATGGCACCTTCGGGAACGGGTAGCCGGAATCGCTTCTTCACCCAGTTGTGGCCGGGGCCGTAGGGGTTGGTTGTCGAGCGGTACTTCCTGGGCATGTCGGCCCGCGACGAACGCGAGCAAGACAGCATTTTCAGGTAGCACTTGGGGTCCGGCCAGGTGGTGAGCTCTTCCCAACCGATCCAGGGATAACTGTGGCCGTGGTATTTCCAGTAATCCGACTCGCGCTCGAAGAAGCTGAATTTCAACTTCTCTCCACCGGGCCACTTCCACGTCGACTGCGCGCGGTTGTACTCGGCCCTCGGGAAGATCAGCTTGAACCACTTCTCCGACTTGGCGATGACGTCGGCGAGCTCCGGGAACGAGCGCCGGAACAGGATGCCGCTCCATGCCGCGCCGTAGCCCTGACCGCAGTGCTGGGCGAAGTCCATGAGGAGGGCATCGGTCTTGCCGGGACCACGGGTGCCAGTGTAGGTCGTCTCGAAGATCGGGCAGAACATGAACGCCGTCTGGCTGCCGGCCTGGGGCGCCCATGTGGCCAGCTCACCATCCACGAATGGACGGAGCTCACCTTCTACCTCCTGCCATGTGATATCGGGGATCAGTGAGCTAGGTGTCATCGGGGGGCAACTCGGCGATCTCCCTCGCGTAGCGAGCGATGTTGTCGCAGGTCAGTCGTGCCATTCGGGCGCACTTCGACGTGATCATATCCTGCAACTCTCTGGGAAGATCCTCCGGGATTGGATCGTCACCCCTACCGAAGATCTCGATGGGATAGTAGCTCTGGACTGTTTCTACGGCCGCGGCCCACTGGCAGGCAGTGGGTTCGACACGCTTTGAATCCTTTCGCATGTCTTCACCCCTTGCGCTCCAGAATGCGAAAGAGACGATCGTTGGTCGTCTTCATTTCGTCCTTGATCTCCCCCAGCGTCCTGCCGGCGTTCTCGGCATGTAACTCGAGACGAGCCACGCGAGCATGGAGACCGTTGCCATTCTTCCGGCCGCTGCCCCAGAGGCGATCTCCGGTCTTGATCATGGCAATACCGGCGCTCGGTACTGCGACCGCCAGCAAGGCGATCTGACCCCACGAGACGACGAATGCGGATGCAAGCTCAAGAACCATCGTAGACACCCTCCATGATCCACTTGATATCACAAGCGGGGGCGAAGATGGTGAGAGTGCCTGGGCCGATGTAGCCCAAGGTGACGCCGATCAACCGGCCGTTGACGGCGATGGGTCCGCCGCTCATTCCGGGGTGGACCGAGCTGTCGAGCCAATTCATTGCTTTATTCGAGACGTGACCCCAGGTGCGCACAGGGGCCGCTCCAAAGATGTGACCGGTGAGCTGGACCTCGTCGCCGTCTTCGTATTCCTCAGAGATCTCCCACGCCACACCGAACTCGGCCGGAACCGAAATAATTGCGAGGTCGGTATGCGTGTCGGACTTGTCAACTCGGAAGACGCCGAAGATGCACGACTCCGCGGCGCCCCACTCCGGGTTCACCACATGCCAGGCCGTGACCATATATGTCCGTCCCGAGTCGTGACCCACGACTGAGGCCGTTCCTCGGTACTGGTGGTAATCGGAGTACAGAGCCACGACTTCACCCTGGGCGACGCACTGCGGAAAAACCTCCGCGGCGTCGACGGGGGCACCCCGCATGAGTGCCACCATCCCGAGCCCAAACAGCCCGGTGACGCTGGCGAGTGTCATGATGAAAACGAGACGCCTCAAACTGGTCCTCATGGTGTTACCTCCCTTTCGAGAGATAATAGCCAGTCAGGGAGTCTCGGGCTCCTTGGGGATCGTGAGCTCCTCGATCAAGTCTGACGCCTTCCCAGGGGGCGGCCTGTCATCCTTGAGGCAGTCGCAGGTCATGGCGTCGATGAGGATGCCAAGGCTGGCGATGGCCGCGCCCAGGTGGTGGACATCGCTGTCCCGCGAGAGCTCCTCGCCGTCGAACCACGAGTCAATGTGTCGCTTGGCGGCGGACACGTACTCGGAGGCGGTGATCTTCTTCGTGCGCCAGTTGTAGGCGCCATACTTGTTGGCGCCATCCTTCATGGCCATGCTCGCGAAGATCACGGCCGACGCGGGGAACAGATGGGAGGACGGCTTGCGGCAGCCGACGAGATCCTTCGGGTTGGGCTCCTCGTCATCGGCCCCGCCCTCGTCAGGCACCGAGTGTGTGCCGTCGATGATGATGGGGACGCCCTTGGGGGTGACGGTGACTCGCTTCTCCAGAGCGGTCGTCATGGTCGCCAGCTTCTGTTCGATGCGCTCATGCAAGGCGTCATCGCGCTCCTTCTCGAGGCGAAGGCGCTTGCCGAAGGGGTCATCAATATCAGGCAGATCTTCAGGGAAATCGGTTTCGGACATCGGGGAATCTCCGAGGAAA